TTAGAATCGATATCCACAGTTTTGACATACTTTTATTACCTGTGTAGTAGTTTGTGTTGTAGTCTTACCTTTTCCCATTCCACATAATCCACATAATACTCCTATCCACCCAAAAAGAATAAAACCTAAACAAGCTGATATTGAACCAAATCCCTTAGTTTTACCCGTTGTATTTGTTGTAGACACAGGTGTAAATGTAAGGTTTGTACTTCCACAGTGAGGACATTTAAGCCTATTATCATTTACAATTATTTTTTTAGTTAAAGTATTTTCCATCTTATTCCCACAACTTGTACAGAATTGTGCATCTCTTGTTACTTGTTTACCACATTTAGTACAAAACATATTATCCTCCATTAATCTACATCTAATACAAATTTAGCTTCCTGTCTGTTGCTATTTCCATCATATGTTGAGAAATTAATTGTAAATTGTTCACTTTTGTTGTTTAATCCTATACAACATTGAGCATTTACACATTTAGCACCAACAGGTGTTTCTTTCGGATAATTAGTTATATCATTTGGATATGAATATCCCATTTCTCCATTACCATCTACAATTTGCCCAGAAGTCAAATCAAAATATAGTCCATCCATTATTCCGTTTGAATCTTTAAATCCTATATTTTCATATGTATATGTTACATATACTACTTGTTCAGGATTTGTATCAGAAAATTCATTTCTTGTCTTTGTTGTCTTTACTGAATTAATAGTTAATTTCCATTGCCCATCGACAACCCATGTTTCTCCTACTTTTATAGTCGGTGCTTCTTTTTTGCTTTCTTGCTTTGTTGTTCCTCCATTTGTTTCTACAGATGAACCTGTATTATCTGAAGTACAACCTGTCAATGTAACTACTAACAATACCATTATTGCTAATAAAGTAATAAATTTTAAAGTTTTTTTCATAATCTTTTCCCCTTTCGTTTAATATACAAAAATTATATCGAACCAAGTCGAATAAAACAATAAAAATCGTGTTCCAAAATTCGACATCATTTTTATATTTTAGAGGAATTGTATAGTATTTCTATGTTTCTTGCAATGAAACTTATGTTACATTTTGATTAGCATTTTTCTCTGCTCTTATGATAGACCTTAATATTTTAGCTTGTTTTTCTGCACTTTGTGGTTTTGTTTCTTTTTTGAATAATTTACTAAACATATCAAATAAACTTATTGTTTTTGGATTTAAACTTACAATACTAGCTCTTATTAGTTTATCTGTTACCGCTTCTTGTAACTGTATTTCCTGTTTAAATTCATCAATCATTTTAATAGATTGTACTTGCGTAAATAAATTAACTTCTTTATATGTACTATTCCAAAATTCACGAGGTTTCATATTAAAATAATAACAAAGAGGCTCTAATGCGTATATTAAATCTACTACATTGTCTGCCTCTTCTATTTTTTCACTTATATCTTCTATGCTTTGAAACCTTGAAATTCTTCTGCCATAACATTTACTGTTGCTTTTTCTGTTGCACTCTTGATAATATCTTCTAAGTTCACTGATGACATTAGGTCGTTTGTTTTCGCTTCTAACTCTTCCTCTGTCATCTTCATGTTGAAAAAACCTTCTTCATTTATTACCTTTGCTATATCATTATAAATATCAACATAAGTCTTATTCTTTTCTGCTTTATATTCATCTATAAAGTCATATACTTCTTCACTTCCTGAAAACGGATTTTTGCCATTTTCATCTTCTGCTAATATAAATATAATTTTGCTTAGAGCTTCTATTTCACATTCTCTTAATGCTATAAAAAATGCCTCTTCAAACTTTTTATTTTTTAAAGCATTTGCTATACTTACTATCTTTCTTGTTTTTAATACTAAATTAATAGATTTTGAACTTGTTTCTAATTTCATATTTTATACCTCTCTCTTTCTTTAATTTCCTGATACAGTAGGAAAACCTTTGCTTTCCTTAATCTCAGAACTTCTATATAGTTTAACTTTACTTTGTAACATATTATCAATTTCGATTGTATCCATTCCTAATGCAATACCTGCTGAGAAATAAAATACAAGTGGTTTTCCATCTTGAACTGCTGTTTCATTTGGAAGTTTTAAGAATATGTATACATCTTTCTCTAACTCTTCTACTGCTCTTAGCTCGTCCCATTGTTCCTCTGTATATAAGAATGGTATTTCAACTGCTTGTGCCTTTCTTCTTCCTTTTGCAGTTCTTTCATCTGGAATATCTAATGCACTATATGTTTGTTCTTCTGGTGTAGTTAAAAATTCTGATACACTTTGTATGTATCCTATATTTGTTTTTTCTCCTGTTAATGTTGTAGCATAAAGCACTTCTGTTAAAGTACTAGTTTTTGGTGCTACTGTTTCTGTTCCTGCTTTCATAAAATCATTCCTTCCTATTTTATTCTTTCAAACGAATTTGTTAATCCGTTATAATTTACTTCATAATTACTTATTAAACGATTTTTCTTGGTTATTTCATCATATATGGTCTGGTCATTACTTGTTTTCTTTAAATTGTATTCTCGTAACTTTAAGGTTGTTGCATAAGATTGTTGCATACATTCATATTGTGTACTTGCCCATTCTTCAATTGATATTGAAAACCTTGTGTAGACTGGAATTGTTTTTTCATTTATTTTTTGATTTTCAAGTGGTGTTCTTACAACTGTACATGGAAACTTTGACTTTTCAGTCGGATTTTGTAAAACAACTTCATTTCTTATTTCTTGTATTTTTCTTACTATTAATCTTGTAAATGTTTCTATATCTAATTCATGTATCATTTTACAGCCTCCTTTAAAAATTCATGTATAGCTTTTTTTACTTCATCTGCTACTTTATCTCTTCCATTAAATCCTGCTGGTCTCATAAATGGTTTTGGTTGTTGTGCATACATAACATAAAATTCTTTACCATATAAATTTATTTTTCTATCATCTCCAAAGTTTCTTTCTGCTTTGTCAATTGGTAAATACCAATATTGAAAACCACTTGCATAAAAAGTTTTAGTTTTTCCTATGTGAGGTAATTCTGCATAACTACCAGTTCCAAATTCTAAGAATAAAGCCCACGGCATTATATCTTTGTCTGTATATACTCTACCTACTATTTGTCCACTTTTGTTTGTAACTTCGATTAAAATTCCTTCTTTTTTGCCTTTTTTGTATTGATAAGCCATTTCCTGTATTTCTTTTAATCCTACTTCTAATCCTACTTCAATATGCTTATTTATATTCTTTTCTATATTATCCATCTTTTTATATAAGCTATTTAATTTCTTTTCATTAAACTTTATTTCAATCATATTAATCACCATTATATTTATTTAATGTATAGACAATTGTGTTACCTATCTTTGGCATATTAGATACTGTATAATCTGGCTTTATATCTGTTTGATTACTTATATCACTCAAACAAATACCATAACCTTTTTCTATATTGTAGTTATTTGTAGTTCTAGCTTTCTGTATATCATAATCAATACTGCCTGCGGAATTTCTATCTAATTCATTTAAATCTTGCTGTAAGTTTAAATAAACGCCATTTTCACTTATATCTTTATACTTCCAAGATACTATTTTATATTCTCCATCAACATTCTCTTTAACAGGCGTGCATACCCATACTTCTGTTAATTTGCACAATCTTTGTCCCATTAGGCAAGCCTCCTTAATCCATTTTTTATTAAGTCATTTCTTAGTTTTTCTTCTATATCTATAAATGTATCTGACTCGCTACCCTCTGTATAGCCTGAACTTCCTTCTTTACCTCGCCTTAAATAAGTGCTTATTGTTGCCTGCTCTACATATGGAATTAACCTTTTATCGTTTTCTTTTCTATTTGTTGTATCAGAGGCAATAAGTAGAAGTCTTGTATATATTTTTCTTAATACTTTTTCATCATTAGACTTGTAATTTGCCCCTAACTCTTCCTTTATTTCTTCTATTATTTCTGTATCATCTTCCATCTTATTGCCTCTCTTTCTTATTTTTCCTTATTTTCTTTCGGTTCTTTAACTTCTTTATAGCCACATTTTTCAATTAGCTCTTTAGCTATATCTTCATTTTTTATATTTCTTATTAAATCACCTTTTTGTACTTGCATTTCTATTCCTCCTATCCTTTAGAGATTATTCTTGCAATTGCAATTTCTCTGTGATTGTAGTAATTTCCATCTGAACCTTTTACTAAATCCCAGTTTGCTCCATCTGCTAATTCTTCATCAGTAGGAGAATCTGTTTCTTGATTTGTCATTAAATAACTAATTCCATGTGGCATAAATACTTTTCTTTGTCTTTCATATAGATAATCTTTATCATTATCAGCATCTCTATCCATTTCATGAGGTACTTTAGCTCCTATGTCTTCATAATCAAATGCACCTTTACCAAATACATAAGTTACAAATTTAGGTGTTTTACTTAATGAAGCTTCGTAATAATTTCCTATACTTCCTACAACTGGTGTTTCTACTACTGTGTATTTTGCATTAGCACCTGTTCCAGATTTTGTATAATATGTTTTTCCTTCTGTTAATGCAGTATCTGTTGTTTTTGCATATACTGTTTCGTATTCTTCAGTAATTTCATCATATTCAACTACTGTTTTACCGTTCCATGTATAAAGATTTAACTCTCTTTCTATTCCGTTTGGATCATTGTATCTTAGGTTTTGGATTAGTTTCTTACCTTCTAATTTTGTTACAACTGTTGAATTTGCGATTACTACTGCAAATTTTCTTCTTCTATCTCCACATGCCTTTTGTAATGATGTGTTTAATGTTGTTTCAGCTATTTCGCTTTCTGTTTCTCCTGTTATATCGTATGTATGTTTTTCTGCAAATAATTTACCTGAATCTGATGTCATATTGAATAAAGCTTTTGTTATAATTAATAAGACATCTTCCCAAGCACTATCCCAATAATCTGCTAATTGTGATGCTATTTGACTCATAAAGTCTTTTTTAGATGTTACGTCATATGTAAAGTCATCTTCGAAGAATTTATCTTTTCTTCCTATAACAACTACACCTTGTTTATATGTTGGTAATGTTTTTCCATTATCATATTTAGTTTTTCCATCATAGTTTACTGGTTTTCCTTTTAATCTTCCAACCATTGGAATTACTCCATAAACAGAACCTGTTTGTGATGAGAACAATTCCCTTATTTTGTTATTTCCTTGTAATATTCCTGATTTGATTAATAAATTCAATCTTTCTTGTGGTATTGTGTCATAATAAGCTCCGAAAGCTCTTTCATTAAAATATTTTTTATTAAATACTCCTGTACTATTTAAATCTGCCATTTTTTATTCCTTCTTTCTTTTTTAATTTTTATATTTTGGTAGATTACATAGTTCTACATAAGTCATTTCGCTTTCTGACTTTTGAGTTCCTTTATAATCTCCTGTTTGTGGTGGTTCTTCTTTTGAATACTCACTTATAATTTTTTCTTTTTCTTTTTTTAAGCTTTTTTCAAATATTTCTAGTTTTTTTGCAATACTCTCTGCCGTTTCTCTTTCAAAATCAATAGTTTTAATTAATTCTAAAGATATTCCTTTTTCTCCTGCTTGTTTTAAAGTTTCTGCTTCTAAATCTCTTGCACTTAATTTCTTTTCTGCTTCAGTTGCTCTTTTTAAAGCTTCTTGCAGTTGATAATCTTTCTTTTGATTCTCGTCCATTTGTGCAAGTTTTTCCGCTTCTTCTTTTTTTGTTCTGCTTTCCTCTTCCCAAGTACTTCTAGCAGTTTTTAAAGAATTAGTTACTTTCTTATCGTATTGACTTTGTAATTCCTTATCTTCTGCTAATATCTCGTCAAGAGTTTTCTTTTTTGTTTCTGTTACTTGTTCAGTCCCAGTATTTTCTGTTGTTACGTCTTCTGTCCCAACATCTTTCTTTTCTTCTTCCATTTTTACTCCTTGTCCCAATTTGTTCATTTAAGCCCAAATTGTTACTAAATATTTCATTTATTTTATTAAGCCTAACCATGATAAAACGGCATAAAAATAAGACGTACGTCTACGTCTTGAAATTTATAATTATAAAATTTTGATAACTTATTTAATCTTTTTCATATTGTTTAGTGTTTCTTCTACTTCATTTATAGGAACCACTCTATCAATTTCTAAATATGGCATTTTCTCTAAAATATGTACTAATTTTAATCTTGTAACAAATTTTAAAGGTTCATCATTTATAAATATCTTTGTTATACCATATTGGCTTTCTATTCGTATTTTATCTTCTCTAGAAAACTTGTATTTATCTGTTGATGTTAATATACCTTTTTCTACATTCATGCTTTCACCTTCTCTCTATAAAAATAACACCTACTATATCAGTAAGTGTTATTTCTTAAACTCTTTATTTAATTTTCTTATTTTTTCTTCATATTCTTCATGTATTTTTTTATATTTATCTTTGTTTGTATCTAAACCTATTGTTTCTATATTTTTAGTAATTTTATCAGTTTCTTTTTCAGCCCAATTAACAATTTCTTTAAACTTTATCTTATATTCCTTTTCAGTCATTTTTCCACCTTCTATATCCTATTCCATATTTTTCAGCTCTATTTATATTTAGTGCATGTATACCATCTTCATCAGTCATATTAAAGATATCTATTGTATCTATGTCATTTTTATTTCTGTTAAGCTCATATGTATATTTACAATCTTTTCCTCTTAATATCTTCAAATTGTATTTATTGAATAAATCTATATCTGATTCACTAAAAGAATATTCTGTTTTCTCTTTAGGATGATTATGTGTTATGTAAGATTCCTTTAACTTATCTTTTAAATCATAATCTGGCCATACACTATTATTACTTCCATAACATTGATATACTTCTCCATCTCTTGTTATTACTATTGCATTTTCTATATTATCATTTTGTATTATTTTTTCATATTTTTCTAAACAATTTATAACTTCTTCTTTGTTATTATAATTTATTTTTTCCAACATTGTTGGTTTCGGATGGTTTTGTAATGTGTTTAATTTTGAACTTGCAAGACCATTATACTGTATTTTTTCTCGTGTTTCAACTTTTGGTAAATAAATAACATAGCTTCTACACCAATGGAAACTGTCATTAATTGGTGGACAATTCAATCCTATTACTAATCCATAGCAACGATATTTTTTTATTGTATCATTTGATTTACTATATCTTTCAAACTCATTCCAATCATGAATATAAAATTCTTGATTATTAAGACTTTTGCACATTTTTGTGGTTGCTTCATCTTCTATAGATATAAATTTACATTTAGCCTTTTTATCTAAACTATATATACCTTCAATTTTAGCCTGATTATTTATTCCTATTAATGTTAGATCTATATCTCCAGATATTTTACTATTGTTTATATTAAGTCTAGAATTGCTTTGTCGCTTAATTAAATTCTGATATATATCATTTGTTATATCTAACTCTTTTTGTTGTTGTAAATCGATTGTGGCTTGTCTAAATATCTGTTCTGCATTATATCTTGTTATTGCTTCTATATAATCATTCCATACATAACCTTTTACATTTGGTTGTGCTAACAGATATAAAAATAAAGCCTTATCTAATATCGATATAGACTTCTTCTTATCTAGTGTTTTATTTACTTCTTCTTGTCCTTTTTTATAATAGTAATTTGCATCTTCATACATTATTTGCTTTTCATATTCATCTAGTTTACTCTGCTCTTCTATGTAAGCACTATATATTAACAGTTCTAATATTTCACTATTTTTTACTCTAGTTTTTTTGTATATATTGTTAGTTAACATCCCAAAGTAACCATTTAATAATCCTTTATCTTTCCATTCCTCAATATATGCATCTATTCTATTTTTAGTTTTGGTATCTGCTATATTATAAAAGTCTGAAAATTCTATATTAAAATTATTAAATATTTCCTGTAGGTGATTTTGTGTTTGCTTGCTGATTCTTTGGTAAATTTTCTTTAGTTCTATCATTTTTTTGTCGTGATATTTCCACATTTTCATCACCCACTTTATCTTTTTGTTTAATTTCAAATTCATTATTTTGCTGTATCTTTTGAACATTTTCTATATTTTTTTGTATATTTTCTTCATTCTGCATATCCATCTTTGAAATTTCATTCTTAGCATCTAAATCCATATTTAATGAATTAATAACAGTTTCATCACTTAATAAACCTCTTAACTTTAATGCATTTGTTATATCTGTTGCTCTGTCAGACGGAACATTTCTTTGTAACTTTACTTCTATATCTCTAAAATCATACGTTTTACCCTTTTCTTTATTGAATTTATTTAGAATTATTTCCCACCTTCTCAACAGTCCTTTTTTAAATTCACCTTCAAATGTTGCTATATATTGTTGTAAGCTAAAAAACTTTTTCTCTAATGCACTATTATTATCTGCACTTGTAAAACCTAAATCTGTCATATTTGGACAAAATGAACATAAACAAATAATATCCATTAAAGTTTTCTTATGGTTTTGTAATGCATTATCATTTATATCTTTTAAAACCCAACGAACATCTCCATCAGTTCCTAAATACCATGTTTTTGTTTGTCTCCTATATTCATCTTCTTTTATTCTTGCTGGATTCAAAATTTCATTTCCATTATCATCTAATATGGTTAATGGTGTATCAGTATCATACCCTGTTACTACTAGTATGGCATCATCATTGTATTTAAATGTATTTCTTGAATTTTGCACCACTCTCTGATAAGCTTCTATTACGCTAATAACTGGTTCAAATATAGCTAGTCCATCTTCTTGTTCTATAGCAGTTGCAGGTATATCATTACTCCATTTTCTAGGTTGTTTCATTTTCTTGTTTTCTTTAAACAAACTTTCATTTTTAAACTTGATTTCATACTCTTTAGTACCAAATAATTTTCTTTTCTCTGGTGTATCCATATAATATCTTTTACCTTTCGAAGTAGTTAATTCCACCATATTTTGATATTCACCATTAGCCATTGTTGTTTGAATTATTCTATAAATGCCTATCAAGTTCTTAGGTAACGAGTAATCCCATATTGCAACTGTTTCTAAAGCATCACTTCTAGCAATTGTTATTTCCCCTGTATCTTTATCTTTGTAATATATTTCGTAACATGCTCTTTTAACTAAAAAATCTAAAACAAGCTCTAAAAAAAGAGCTCCATCATCATTATAATCTACTATATGACTAATAAGCTCTTCTATTTCTTTTACATCTTGTTCATTATTTGTAGTTTTATCAAACAAATCTTCTATTATTTTGTTTCTATCTTTATCATAAGCTTTTACCTTATATACTGGTGCTTTTCCTCCAAAATATCCTGCACTCATAACAGATATATATCGCTCTAGTGGTACTCTTATCTCTTCATCTGATAAACTTGATAATTCTTCGTCTGTTAATTTTCTTCTAAAACGTTCATATAACAATTTTTTGTTTTCTAGCTCTGCCTGTGCTTTAAAAAATATATCTGTTACTGCATCTTCGCTCTCTAATTTTGTTTTACTGTATCTTAGCATTTTATCCTCCTAGTTTATTTTTATTAAAGATTCTTTACTTGTTTCTATTACTTTTGGTTTTGGGTGTTCATATACGCCTGTTAGTGTATCTTCTGCATCATCATGTTCATTTTTTCCTGTTCTAAGATAATGTTTTATATGTTTTGCAAACTCTGGAAACTTATCTTCCCAATTTATCGGAAAATAAATATTGTTCATTACTGCAGTTGAATTACTTAATATTCTTGCTTGTTTATTTTCTCCCTGGTGAAACCAATTAACTTTCGTATGATTATTTTTTAGCATTCTTAATTCTTTTTGAACATTTCTTGCAAAGCCTCTACCACCATTGTTACTTTCTATGTTTGAATACCCTACATGGTCTTTCGTCATCATTTCTGCTACTGCAGGCTCTGTTACTTCCATTGCCTCTTGAGTATATATAATGTCTAATATGTAATATTCGTTGTTAAACATTTGATAATCAATAGAACATAAGTAGTCGTCACCTTCATCTGCTGTATCTGTATAGTTCATAATATAATGTGCTGGTGGTAACTTCTCATATGTTTTAAATTTACTATACAATCTATTTTTCACATCTATTGGCTCTTGCTGATAATTAGCATAAATAATGTCTTTGTTCATATTTTTAGTTTTTAATTCATAATCTTTTTTATTTAAAATGTCTTCGCATAACATTGAACCATCTTCTTGCACGGCTTGATAATTTATATGTTTTACATTATCAAAGTTTTCTAGTACATATCCTGCTAAATCATTACTTGCCCATCTTGTCATGATTATTATTAGCTTAAATCCAGTTTCTGTTCTTGATAACATTGTATTATTAAACCAATCAATATGTTTTTGTAATACTGCTTCATTATAAGCTTCTTGTGCATTTTTGATTAAATCATCAATAATCATTAGAGTACAACCAAATCCTGTAGCAGTTCCTGTTGGAGATGTGGCTAAATAGTTAGCTTGTCCACTACCTTCTAATGCCCATTTTTTAGCACTAGATTCGCCGTATTTAATTTTTGTATCTTTAAATATATCGTTATATACTAAAGTACCTAAAGTCTTTTCTGATGCGATTGTATCTCTTACAGATTTTGCAAATGTACTTGATAAATCCTCATTATATGAACCAGTCATTATTTTTTCATTTTTATTTCTTCCTAATGCCCATTCTACCAATTTCCCTGCTGTTCTTGATTTTCCGTGTCTAGGTGGCATATTTACGACTAAAATTTTATCTTCTGGCTTATTACTTTCATAAAATTTCTGCAAGTCATTACACATTTGTTTCAGAAATAATCTATCTTCTTTATAAAAATCTGATGCAGTTAATTTACAATATTCAAAAAAATCACGTCTAGCTAATTCTAAACGTGCTTGTTTCTTTAATTCTTCTTTTAAATTATTCATTTAGTATTTCCCTTAACTCTTCAGTTGATAGTCCTTCAAACGGATTATTAAGTTCACCAGATATTTTTACATTATCTTGGGGCTTTTCTCCTATAGTATCTCTTATTATTTCATAAGCCTTTGTATTTCCCTCTAAAGCCTCTTGTATTAATGATAGACTTATTCTTTCTTGTGTTTGTCCTTCTGATAAAAGTAACAGTAATTCTTCTTTTAAAGTTTTTCTTTGTTTTCTTACCTCTCCAGATTTTATACCACCATTTTTACCTCTTTCTCTTGCTTCACTCTTGGTTCGCACTGGTTTTAAATTCTGTTCATTTGCCATTTATTTTTCACCTACTTTAACTTTGTCCCATCATTGACAGTTTACTTGATATTGTTTGTCCGATTTTATTACCATCTATATAAATACTTGTCGTTGTAGTTTTTGGGCCTTTTACATACTGTTCCACTACCTCATTTATAAATTCATTACTACTTGCTACTATTTCACAAACATCTTCATAACTATATCTTCTATCTTCTTCTTGACTATGTCCATATTCCCATAACCAAACATACATTAATTCATGTTTTAATGTTCTTATTTTATTAACATTATTATTTAATAGCCATATCTCATTCTTTTTATAAAAAGTTAATCCCAATGTATAATCATTTTTTTCTTCATTATTCATTGTAGCTTCGTCTACTTCTTTAATTGTCCATTCTGTATTATTACATCTAAATTTAAACATTCTTTATTCTCCTTCTTAAAACAACTCTTATAATACTTACACTGCTCACATTTTCTTTTCATGCATTCTTTATAGTTAATCTTCATCTTTCTCACACCTTGTTTTTCCGTCTCTTGTTACATGTATTCCATCACAGTTTTCTTTTGTACAATATCTACATTTCTCTTGTACATGTTCTTGTATTAGCTCTTGTATAGTGTACATTTAATCACCTCATTTTTACAATTTGATTTTTATGTAGATTTATGTTACAATATGTTTATAATAATATTTTAAAGGAGTGTTTTTCTATGAAAAAACGGTTTTTACTTACTTTGATGTGTATTGCTACACTTACATGTTCACTGACAGGTTGTAATCCTACCGCAGATGAAAATACTGACTCTGGAGTAACTGGTTTTGAACCAATTCCAGAACATCCAAATCTTTTTTATGAAACTAAATATAGAACAGATATGATTTATTATATCTTTTCTTCTAGTTCATCTAGTCCTTACCAAGGATTTGGCTATGGATACATGGCACCTTACTATTCTAAAAATGGTAAACTTTGTCGTTATATTGATGGCGAAATTGTTGAAGTAAACGATACTGTCGAAGTAACAACCGAAAACACTACTGAAGACTGAGATTTTTTAATCAGTCAAAAGTATACTACCCCCATTCTCGAAAGAGTCTGGGGTTCTTTTTATAAACACTACAAAATATTGTTTTACTTTGTACTATTTATAAAAAAATCTAAGACTTAACTAGAATCGTCTTTGATTTAATCTATTTGAAAGGTGTTTATGTGAAAAACATACAAAACTCTTTATATTAATTTATCTAGTATAATTAATAACTACTTAAATTTGACTATTTATGTTAATTATGTTAAAATATGATTATATTAAATTTTAAGGAGGTTTTCTTATGTCTAGAAAACGGATAATTGATTGCGACAACTACAACGGAAAAATCTTAATCTGTGGTGAAAATACTCACCCGCAGTGCAAGCGTTGTAATTCTTGTGTCCATCTTTATGGCGATTGTGAGAATTGCGAAAACAGATGTCCTGCTTGTCTGGCGGATTGCACAAAATGTCATTTAAATTGTGCTATTCGCGGAGCAAATTTCAAAGTTTTCTAAACATCGACACAACATTGTTATTTTGTTGTTGCCCTATCTTTTGATGGGGCTTTTTCTATTTTTAAAGAGCTAACCGCCTTTGCAGTTAACTCTTATGTGTTGCTTTACATTTTTTCTATTATAATTATATTAAATTATAATAGAAGTTTTCTATACGTTTTTGCGGAAATTTTGCGGAAGTTTTATATATTTACAATTTTTAATATACTTTCTATACCTTTGTTTCTTATTACTCTTAATTGTCTTTCTGTTAATTCTTTTTGCTGTTTATTGTATTCATTTACCGCTCTTTCCCAATTCTTACCTTTATTATTTATATAATATTCTTCAATAATACATTTCTGCTTTTCTTCTATCTTATCTAACCAGTTTTTTACTCTCACTATCTTTTTATTCAATTCTTCTTTTTGTTCATTAAGTCTTATTATTTCAAACTGTAGATGAACTCTATCTTCTTCATTTATGTACATTTTTTCATCATTGTATTTCATAGCAGTATTTGCAGTTGTGTCTGATATCTTGTTTGTATTGTTGTGTATACTGTCATAAGCTTGTCCGCCTAACTGCATACTTTGTATTACTTCTTCATCTGTATCGCAATGTACAGTTCCTGCATAATCTAATCTTTCTTGATATTCCTCAATTTTCAAATTAATTTCAAGAAGTTGTCCTTCTTTTTCTTTGTGTTCTATTAATATTTTTTCTATATCTTCTTTAATATATTGCAATCTTCTGTACCTCCCTACTCTTCTAATTTTTCCTCTAAATAATTAACTATATCCCTATATGCTTCCGCATTTTCTTTATTATCTGTATATTGTGCCAATTGTGTATATTTTTTAATGTCTTTCTTTAATATGTTTTTAGCTTCTTTTGTCATTGTAGTCCTCCTAGTCTTTAGTAGTAAAAGTAATAGGTTGTATCATTTCTGGTATGTAATGTATTTCGTAATGATATTTATCCACATATGCTCCACTTATGTCTTCTACAACATATAAGGTCCATTCATTTAGATATATAAAGTGTTTCTTATATTTTCCTTCTCCTACTTCACAAACTATTTCTAACTCGTTGTTTGTGTTATTCTGTAGAGAGAAATTTCCTATTAATTCAAATATCGGTTTATCCGTTCTAGCATTTATTACAGATATTCTTCTTGTTATATTAAAATTATCTGCTTCTTTGCCTATGTTTGTAGATACTCTTTCTACCTCTGTACACCCTGTCAAAACCATTAATCCTAACATTATTATTATTACTAATATACTTATCTTTATTATTTTATTTTTCATTTCTGTTTACCTTCTTTCTTTAAATTATTTAATTCTTCTTCAAAAAATATGTCTCTAATTTTAGTTTTTATATATTCTAAAATCATCATATTTGCTATTGCATATGTTCCTAACACAATAGCTATTGTGTATAAAATATCGTTTTTAATTATTAATGATATAAATCCTAATATTATCATCAGCCCTGTAAGTGCATATCTAATTATAAATTCTATTTTATCTATCTTTTCTGTTATTTTATTTTTCATCTCTATTTTTTCTCCTTCCTTGTTCTTTTATCTAGTTGTTCCTCATTAAAAGCCTTTCTAACTCCTTTTTCTATACATGTATATATTTCTCCTATTGCATATCCTATATTTTCCCAATAGGTAGTATCTATATCTGTTTTCTCTTCATCTTCTATTAGTTCTACTATTTCATTTAAGCTATCAGCCTCATTTGAAACATATTCTAGAAAAAAAGTATTTTCATTATTTACATAGTCAGGACTTATTCCTTGTCCTTCTGTTTTTTCAAATATACAATTTCTGTATCTTATTTTATCTGGAACATTTTCTTTGTTTGCAATTTTATTTAATAAATCAATTATTTTCATTCTCAATTACCTCCACATTTTTTATTTTTCTTCCGGTATTGTATTAATACCAGAAAGTTCTTCAGCTTTATTTATCACTAATTTGATTAATTATTATCTTTGGTAAAATAATTTCTTTTCTTAATTTCCATTCCATGCCTTTTCTTACATTATAATATACTTCTGTTTCTTCATTTTTATAAATCGGTATTCTAAACTCATTATCATCTTTAACTTCATAACAACCGACTTCATTTATTATTTTTCTTATCCAATCTACCAATTGCCCATTTTCAAATTCTAATTTTTTTATCTTATTTTCTAAGCTTGCATTTTTAATTCTTAAATCACTGTTTTTATTTTCATATTTATCTATTTTTTGCCTTTTGTGTTCTACTATTGTTTCTAATTCTTTACATCTTTTTTTATAAAACATACTCTATTCTCCTCCATCTTTTAATAATTCTTCAACATCTTCAACTTCAATAAATTTACCAGTTATGCAGTCTTCACAGTCGTATTCGATAATTTTAGTTTTTAACAGATTTTCAACTTTCGCTTTTGGTATGCTATTAAATAACTCATATCTTAATTTTGTATTTTGCCTTACAACGTCAACAGAATAACTGTGGTCTTTTTTCAATTTCATTAATTCTTTATTCTCTTCTTCTAGCTCTTCTATTCTCTTTTGTAATCTTTGTATTGTTTCATTAAGCTCTTTTTTCATATCACATTTTTCTGTTTCGTATATAAAAAGCTTTTGTCCTTGTTCATTTATTAACCATATTTTTCTATCCTCTTTAGACATCTTGTCCCTCCTTCTTTACTTCTAATCCACATTCAATTAACTCTTGTAGTAGTTTCTCAGGTGTTGTTTTTTCAAATATTTTATCCAATTCTTTTTCAATTTCTTCTTCACTTAATTTAAATATGTTCAATTTATTGCTCCTCTACCTTAAAACATTCACTTTCAAATTTTTCTTTAGTTAGAATTGTTTTAATATTTATACTTTCAATCGGTACATAAAAGTTTAAAGTATTAAATTCTCCGTCCTCATAAACGGGCATTCCTAATACAGTTCCTTCTTCATCATCAAATTCATCTACTTGCATTCCATTTATAAAATCTCCTACTTCTATTAGATCTATTATATTTTTAGAATGTTTTACTATACAATTATAAAATTTGTCACGTAGAAACTCATAATTGTTCAAATTTTCAACTTTATAAATATCTCCAAAAACAGTTCTAACTAGTTCTCCTGCTTTTATTTTTCCCATCTACTTTCCTCCTCACATAATCTTTTACACTACTAACCCACAACCCCACTGTTCCTATCTCTAAAGCTATAATTAATATATCTCCTAAATTCCATAGCAGGATTGGGCGATGTAAATATCCGAAAAATGTTTCTATTAGTATGTATTTCATTTAATCACCTGCTTTATCTAATAAATTCTTATTTTCATAAATATTGCCTAGCACTTCTATTTCTAATTGTTTCCATAAGCTTACATATTCATTGTTATTTATGATTACTCTGTATTCGCAGTATTCTGCATCATATTCTACATATCCTGTTACACAAGTAGTTACTGTTCTTACTTTTACTATATCTCCCTCATATATCTCCACACCGTTTTTGTCTTTTAAGCCTGTGTATTGCATTAATATCATATCTTCTGTATCAAAATAATCATTATACATCGTAACTCTTATCATTGGTTGCTCATTATAACTATCTTCATAATCTAATTCTTGTAAATCCAACATTTGTTTATTTTCTTTATCCCATATTCTAAACTTAATAATTCTATTCATTTCCCTTCACTCCTTTGGCATTCTATAAGTATTAAATTCATAACAAGGATATCTTTCTATATATCTTCTTGCATCTAAGCCTTCTAGTGCTTTTATTGTTTCAAATGTACTATTTCGTCTTATTATTTCCTCTAACACTTCTTTTGCTCTTTTTTCTGTTTGGTAGTATCCTAATGTTTCTCCATCTGCACATATTTCAAAAGCTTCACCTTTACTATCTGATACATCAGCATCTATCCATGTATTTGTTACTCTATCAAAATTATAAATTCCTTTTTTATCTTGACTCACTATTAACATCTCTCTTCCTCTCCTTTCACATTAATTTATATAATGTTACTTCATAATCACTAAAGGCTTCATCTATTATTTTATATACCTTTTCCCAGTTTCCATTTGCTATTCCACACCCTATTCCGATATGGTATTGCTATACTTAAATTATTATTTTCTGCCCATTTTTTTATATAGTTTAATGCTTTTTTCATTGCCTCATAATCTGTATCAAAGTTTTTTTCTTGACTAAACATATTACATATTATTTTATTATCTTGTCCTCTATAGAAAAATACATTTCCTCTTAGATGTTTATAATTATTATCTAAATTCCTACAATGTTCTGCATAATCTTCTTCTAATCCTAGATATTGGAGTGCTAATTGTTTAGCTACTCCTCCACCCATTATTCCTTGTACATTTACCTGGTGTACTATAGTGTCTTCACTACAATTAAGAATGTTTCCTGTTTCTATTTTAATCATCTAAATCCCCCGTTATTTTATTAAATATTTCTTCGTCATATTCTTTTAAATTTTGTATGTATTTTTTCATTTCTGATGGCATTGTACTCCACGCCGTTTTATTATCTATTTCAAATATTTTAGGTATATTTACTTCAAACCAATATGCCTTTTCCTTTTTCATTTCAAAGACATTATTAAAGATTGGGAACCAATTAAATCGCTTTATTTCTTTCAGTACTTCATCTATTCTTTCTTCTGAAACTATTTTATTGAATAATCCAAATTTTCCTGTGAATTTATAGCAAAATACACTTCGACTTACTGCTTCTGACTTTACTATTCCATAACTGCAATTTATTCCATCACTGTAATTTATTCCATCACTGCGATTTATTCCAGCACTGTGATTTATTCCAGCACTGTGATTTATTCCAGCACTGTGATTTATTCCATAATTCAAATATTTCTCTTTATTGTGTTTCTTCAGTATTTCTAAAAATTCATTAAATGTATATGTTTCAACTATTTCTAATACCTGAGCTACACTTTTTTCTCCATCTACGCTATCTATTACATTTTCATATGCTCGTACTTTCGCAAACTCATTCCATTGTACACATTCATAGAAGTTGAAGCAGTTGAACGGATTTTTACTAAAATGTAGCCCCCATTTACATTCTTGTACACTTCCATCTACTTTGTGAAAAGTACCTTTGGCTTGTCCATTTTTATCTGCATAACAGTAATCTCTTGCTTTAAATCCTTGTTCAAATATTTTGTAGCCTTCTGCTAGCACTTCTTTATTTTTTAAATCTTTTTTATTAATTCTATATGTTTTCATATAACTACTCTCCTTTCACATTTTCAAAATAGTAAATCACTATTATCATCTACATTAAATTTCTTTCTAAATTTTCTATCTTTAATTTTCCATCTAGTTTCTTCTGTCTCGATGTGCAATTTAGCTAATATTCTCTTCCACCAATTTAATTCATAACGCAAATGATATTCTATATCAGCACTACCATATGCCCAATGTCCTAGTTTTTCCCCACAATTTTTACAAACTATATCGTATTCTGTTGTACAACTTTCAGGAATATTCCAACCTCCTATTTCCTCATTTGCTATTGTATGTATTTTGTGTTTACATTTTTTCATTCTTTTCTCCTTTCACATTTTTTCAAGCTTTTTTGCTATAAAAATCACATTTTTGGAAATCTATATATCATTTTTAGTTATTATCCTAAAATCCAAATTCGGATATCTAAATTCAAACATTTTTCTTTTTATTTTAAATACTTCTGTTTCTTTGCCTTTTACAGCTTCTACAACCGTTTTGCCGACCTTGGCAATACATGAAATCTGCTATGTACTCTATTTTTCTATGTGTTTTTCCGTTCTTTTTAAAACTTTCTTGTAACAAAAATCTTGGTTGCAACTTTAATTCTTTTATCTCTCCTGCTTTTTCTAATAATGCTAATTGTTTATATCTTTTAGATTCTAAGATACTGTCAAATACATACATATCAATTTGTGTTTTCTTGTTATTATACTTGCTCATTTTTTCTTTAGCTCCTCCCTCAATTTTTCTATATTTATCTGCTCTGATGTTGCATATTCACATCTATATGTTCCTCGAAAATTAATGTCTTCTAATCTATTACAGCCCAAGCAGTTTACACATTTTCCGTATTAGTTGTGGATAATTATATTTCATACTAAAACTCCTAACTTGCAATTTTAAATACTGCAACTCTTTTTCCTGTTATATGATCTAATGCTTTACCTACTATTATTACTTTTCTTTGTTCTAGTAAATCAGTAAGTCTTGGCGAAGCATTGTTCCTTTCTACTGTATTTGTAAAACCTCTTTCACACATTTCGAATGCTACTTCTCTAGCAGTTCTTTCTATTCCATCACTTAATATTTCTAGTACTTGTTGCTCTCGTACTTTTTTATTTACTTTTTCATTACTTTCTCTTCTAGTTTGTATTGTAGTTGTATTCATTTGTTATCACTCTCCTCTACCTTTTGTATTTTTTATTTAGTTTTTTAGTTATAAAATATATAATTAATTCAAATAAACTTAACATTGCATCTATCACTACTGTAAATACAGATATAAATATTAAAAATGCTACTGTAAGATGTGTTATACGTTCTTGGTCTTCTAAATCATATTTTATAAGACTTTTCCATAAAGAATGTGTTATCATTTATTTCACTCCTTAAATCTCACTTATTATCTTTTGTTGTTCTTCCCAATTTAGTTTTTCCCAATCTGGATCTTGTTTCATTTTTGAAACAGTTTTTACGTATTCGCTAAAATCAACTCTATTTTGTCGTGCATATTTATTTAATAAATTAATATAGATATCTTTATCTAGTCTATTTATGTCTGTAACATTAACTGTACTTTTTACTGTATTATTTACTGTAGTTTGTACTGTAGAATGCACTGTAAAATTTACAGTATTTATTTTATATTGATTAGGGCTTCCTTTTTTACCTTTTTTGTACTCAAAAAGTCCTGCTTCTATTAGACTATCTCGACATTTTATAAACGTTTTTTCATTTTTAATTTGCATAATACTCATCAATCGCTGGTTATCTACTGTAACCCATTCACTCCACCCACACCTGTTAAATAGTGATATCAATTTATACCACAATAACTGTGATGAGATTGGCAAATAATTAGTTTCGAGCCATCTCTCAAAGGCATTAATCAAATCTATATAACTCATAATGTCTTCTCCTTCTGTAGAATGTATTGTTTATATCTTTATTTCACCACTATGTATTTTCGTATGACATATTCTACATACTTCTATTAAATTTTCCTCTGTATCATTTCCTCCACTACCTTTTGTCTTTTTATGATGTTTTTCCGTTTGTCCTCTTTTTCCACATATTTGACATGTTCCTTTTTTATCTTTTAATATCTTTTTATTTACTATTCTTTTATTTTTAGGTACTGGATTAAAACTATTACTTAAATCTGTTATAATCACAATTCTCCTTTTTTAGGGAGCCTATGGCACTAATAAATTAATCCTTACTTACATTTTTTATTAACTTCTATTAGTGCCAATCCAACTAATCTACCCTTCCAAAATTCTTTAAATCTTCTTTTGCATCTTTATAAAATACTCTGCAATCTGTATGCATTTCTTGTAGATTTCGATATCTTTGATATGCCCAGTCTTTAAAGTCACATTTTGATATCTCATATGTTTTTGCATATACAGATGCATTACTTGCTATATCAGACCATCTTTGTGCTAACATTAAACTTTCGCTTGTTAGTTCATATAGTGTCTGAATGTCTTCAGGATTTTTATTTTTGTATTTTCTAAATACTTCTCTATATTGTTTGCAGTCATCTTGTAAAATCTTTTCAAATTGACTTTTCATTGTTATTCACCTGCTTTATTTTCTTTCGCTATTTTCTTGCTACTTTTCAATGCTTGTCCTATTGAGTCAAAATTCTTTACATCTAGTATTTTAGGTAAATTACCTAATCTTGATTTCTTTACTATTGCTCTTGTTTCTTCCCCGTTTTTCTCTAGTTGAATTACTATATCCATTAAATATTCCACTATGTCTAATGCATCATATGTAAGTCCTACTGGTTGCATTTTTCCGTCTTTTGTATCCCATACATTTTTTGCTCTTGCTACTAAAATTAAATTCATTGGTACATCTTTAAGCTGATTTAGTACAGTTCTTGCCATTTCTCTTCTATATGCATACCATTTTGTTTTTTGTAATTGATTTAACTCTCCAACTTTTTTGCCTATCATCTCTTCATATTTCTTGGCACTTACATCTTCTATACAATCTAATAAATCTGTTAACGGATCTATGATTAATGTTTTTCTATCTAGATATTGTCCTTCTAAAATTTCTTTTATTAAATTAACTGTTAAAGTTGCAGGATTACTTGCTAACGGATTTGTCTTATCTACTTCTGCTTTATAAAAATCAAATTCATCTGCATATAATCTTGTACTTCCTTCTAAATCTATTACTAGTGGAGATGGTGCAGATAGTAAAAATCTACTCTTTCCACTTCCAGATTCTCCCCATATCATTATTTTCAAATTAACATCTTCTAATGTTGCTTTTTTTGCTAACATATTAATTTCCTCCTATTTAATTCTTAGATTAGTATTATCTGTATGTATTATTACTCCATTAATTAATTCACCTGTAGATTTAAAATTGTCTGCTATAGCTTTTTTATCTATCTTCATTGTTCTTATTTCTTGTTTAAACTCCGCTGGTATTTCATCTTCGTTTGTTATCTCTATTGAAATTGGACTTTTAGCTATACTTAAATTGCCTAATCCTGTTTCAATTTTTGTAATACCGTTATTTTCCATACATTCTTTAACGTATTTTTTAAAGTTTTCTAATCTTCTTTCATCTGCTTTTCTGCTTTCTGCTAGCTTTTTTTCATTATTCTTTTTAGCTTCTATAACTGCTTCTATATTTCTTACATAACCTATTACACCTTGACTTTTTTGTTGTAATAGTAATGTTAATTCTTCTTTTATTTTTGCTTTATCTTCCTCAGATATTTCTTCACTTTCCATTAGTACAGGAAAAGCTCCTGTTATTTTATATAAATTTAAA